GTTGTTCTGCTCCTGTCCTTAATACGGATGGGAAGTGTGTTGGTTTTCACAATGCGACAACGGCAAGTGAAACCGTTTTCATTCCAGTTACTGACCATGTGGTTGCCTTGGCAAATGGCACCGATCGTGGTCAGGATTTTCGGACCCCCCCGTCCCGTCAATAGAAGCTTGGCGTCGTTGGTATGCTCGTTATACCGACAAGCCGATCTTTGTTGATGGTGACATGAAGGGGGAGTCTGAGTTGTACAAAAAGTGGTTTGTGAACGGTAGCGTTGATTATTTGGGAAAAGTTAAACGATCATCTGCGATGAAGAGCCGTGAGATATTTAATACTTCACTGCATGATTATTGTCAGAAGATCGGACATCCGATGCCCAATGATTATCGTATGACGTACATGAACATGAATGCTGGTTTTAAATCGGCAAGCAAATACGATCGTTGTCAACCTAGTGTTGACGATGATGCGTGGGAACTTGCTGGTGAATGGACTAAGCGCCACTTTATGTGTGCAATGAGTGGAAAGGGTGTTATGAGTCGTGAGGATGTGTTGGTTGAGATGGATAAAACCACTTCACCTGGCTTTCCGTGGAATTTATCTTATAGCAACAAGACTGATCTGTTGGCCGATGGAAGGATGTCTGGAGTTATTGATGACTATTGGGAAATGATTGCTGGTGAGGATGTTATAGTCCCCATTTGGAATGTTTCCCAGAAAGTTGAGCTCCGACATCTTGATAAGTTGATGGACAACCGGCTGCGAACCTTCACTGCTAGCCCAATTGAGTTTTCTGTGTCGTTGAATCGACTGTGCTTAGCTCAGAATTTGGGTATGTATGAGGAGGCGAATAGTAGGTTGTGGTCTTGTGTTGGAATGACACGGTATTTGCAGGGCTGGGATAAGCTGTACATGCGCTTGTCTAAACATCCTAATGCTTTTGCATTGGATGAAAGTGACTGGGATGCAAGTATGTTTGTCAAGGCCCTGCTTGGTCAGCGTGATATTCGGTGGAGTTTTATGCCCATTCGGGATCGAACTCCAGAGAATTGGTTGAGATTGGTAAATCTCTATTCAGCTCTCATTCATAGTGTAATGGTGATGGACAATGGCGATTTGCTGCAGAAGCATACTGGTGGTCCGTCTGGTTCTAGTAACACCGTGAATGATAATACTATGATCCTCTTTCGTGTTTTTGCTTATGCTT